GATTAACATTCTCACATCAGGAGTTTCGCTCAAGGTCTTTCTAAAAGCGCCCGCAGCAATGCTTTCCTTGAAGGGAAGAGGAACGCTTGAGTCACCAAAGACTGCTGCATATCCTGCGAGGCGCATCCCTGAATCATCTGCTCGCGCTTCTACATCTTTCACACTATAAGTGCGGCGTTCAATTTTCTTTGCCATTTTGCTCCTTGAATCGGCTTCTGCATTGAGGGCATCAATCTTGCGTTGCGCCCAATTTTGCGCTCTATCACTGAAGTTGGAATCTCCGCCCCAAATTAGCCAAGCCACTAGACCTGCGCCTGGATATTGAGGATCGGATGAGTCTTTGTTCTTTGGCGCTTGGCCGTCAACTTTATGACGAGCAAACCAAGGTGCCATCTTGCGAACTTTGTTTTCCGAAATCCGACCTGCTGCCATCTCTCGCGCTTCGCGCTTTGCAGTGTCGGTCAGACCATCTCCCCCAAAACCTTCTCGAACTAACTTCAAACCGCGCTCTGCGTTTGCGCGAATGAATGCGGGAACTGTCAAATCTACTTGACGAACTTCTCCACCAGGCTCAATGCCTTCTGAAATACTGACTGCGATCATTTGTTCAATGGCATCTTCCTTGGAATCGTGGCAACCGATTGTCGTGTAAGAGCCATCAGGCTCTTGCTTGACTGTCGCCCATCCTTGGCAATCGCTTTGCTTGTCAGAAATTAGATATGGCATAGGTTCCTAAATTAGAAGCAGAACTTCTGAATCATCTTCTACAATGGAGAAGGCAATCTCCGACATCGCACTTGCGGTGACTGCGCCGAGGCTTGCCACTGCTTGCGCAAGAATTGTGGAGATTGGCACTTCTTGAGGTGGGATGGGAATTGGAAAATTAGGTTGAACGAAGCCGTAACTTGATTCGGGAACGCTCTTTGACTCAGGTTGCGTGTTTGCATTAGCAGAGAGGCCACCAAGGTTTGATTCCATAGTAACGAGGTGCGTGACTAATGAAGTTCCGCTTGATGATATGCCACCAAGGTCTGAATCAGCCGAAACTATAACGACAGGGCCAAGAAGGTCTGTGTCTAGTATTCCAAAATCAAGAAGGAATTGAGCTGGCATCTTATGAAGCCAAAGTTAAAGAAGCAGTCAGAGAACCGCTTGAGATTGTGTAAGTATCACCCGCAGTATAGGCATTACCAGTGATAGTGCCACTAAATAAGAAATTACCAGCAGTGAGATTATCCCAAGCAGAGAAATGAGTAGCATCTTGAGAGCCAGCAATGTTTGTCCAAGTGATGTCGGCATCAGATGCAATTGCACCTGCCGAGGCAGATGAGAAAGTTGCTTCTTTGCGAGTTGTTTCAGTTGCAGCATTGGCAGTTCCATTCGCCCCTGGCTCGCCCGTGTGGAGTTTGACATAGACATTGGCTGCTGAGTAGGAGGTGGCATTTGCCACGGCATCAAGGAATTTGTTTGCTAGATAAGAACTAAGACCTGTCGCCATTATTCATCCCCCTCAATAAACTCTTCAATAACTTCTGAGATTCTGCCTTCGCCATCGCGGATGACTTTCTTTCTAACCTTGCGCCTATCAATTTGATTTGTGACCTCAACTGTTGGCGAGGCAACATTGACAGTTGGCGATTCAACGCGAATCTCAGGTGACTCAAGCATCACCATTGCAGGCTCGATGTTGACATTTGGTGCTGCAACATTGACGACAGGTTCAGGAACATTGATTGTTGTTCCTTGGTTGCGAGCATCTCTGACATCGTATGCAGCAGCAGGATCATTAGGGTCAATTTGAGAGATAGGTTGGAGCTGAGAACTTGGAACGCCTGTGTGTGCGATAGGAACCATCTCAACCGCCTTCAAGACTTCTTCAGGGTCAAAGCCAACCTGAACCAACTTGCTCACAATGTCAGCTCGTAGATTTAGGCCAACATCCTTGGCATCGGCTGCATCAATGTTCTGCAATGGAACGCGGAACTGATCGCCTGCTTCGCCGATTGGTGCTAGGTCTTCAACAGAGCGAACATCGTTCAAAGATAAGAAGCCCTCGCGGAGTCCTTTTGTATAAGCATCATAACGCTCAATCGTTGTGCCTCGCAGAAGAGCATCAAGATTGAACTTGATAAATCCATCAGGCTCAGGCAACAAGTTAGAAAAGCTCTGTTCTAGGCGCTCAAGTAAAGGGCGCAAACTGTGTTGAACAAAGGAAAGGTTCTGCGCTTCAACTGATGCAAACGACATTGCGCCGGCAACAGGATGACCAAGAAGCGAGATGGGGCAACGGAATAATCTTGCAATTTCCTCAACCCCGAATCTGCGACTGTCTAGTAATTGCGCATCACTGGCATTAAGGGTCAAAGGTTTGAAAATTGCTCCGCCTGAAAGAATGCCAATCTTGCCTGCGCGATAAGGGCCTGTGTGAGTTATGTTCCAATCACGGCTGATGTCTTGTGCTTGCTCTTGCGTAAGTTCGCCAGCAACTTCAATGACACCGCCAGGGTTGGCAGCATTGCCAAAGTAAGCAGCAGCATAGGTTTCTGCTGCCATTGCCCCACCTATTGCAAGGCGACAAGCTGCGACAGGGCCTAGACCATAATACGATCCAGGAAGTCTGAACATCGGGATATGCAGAATTTCTCTGCTTGTTAGCACTTCGGTTCTGACAATTCCCTCTTCGCGTATCGTTATTTCATAAACCAAAGGCTCATTTGGGCCAAGTCTGCGAATACGAACTTCGTTTGGATTCAAGCAATAAAGCTCAAAGACTTCATCATTTTCATCTCGCACTGTCAAGATGTAGGCGTTGCCATGCAAGTTCAGAGAAGCCAAGACTTGCTCGAAGAACTCAATGCGTGAGGCTTCAGGGTTTGGTCTATTCACCCAAACAGGAGTTTCGCCATAAACGGCAGCATAAGAAATACGATTGCGACCTCTGCGAACATAAGCGCCAAGAGGGAGGGATGAGATTGTGTCACCGAGCAAACGGACACAAGCATAAACGGCTGACATTCTGATCGCAGAATCAGGTGTGACATCGACTCCTGACGGAGCCATAAAAGCAGGGCGACCAGGGATGATTGGCTCTACATACTGAGAATTATTGTTTCGTTGCTCGCTTGATTTGCGAATGCGATTGGATATTCCCATCAGTTAGCCTTCTCCGTGATCCAAACTAGAAATGACCCCAAGCAGACGAGAGCAAGAGGAACTGAGAACATTGCAAGACCTGTGGTTGCAATAATCAAACCGCCCAATCCGACTAACATTGACACATCAAGTTTCTTCATAATGCCTCTCAGACTTGTATTGAAAAGAATTTGGCAATAGGTGCCTTCGGTGGTGGCGGTTGCGTGGCGCGGTCATACCCAAAGATTGCTGCCACCGCAGCATCCACTTTTCTTTTTGCGGATGCTTTTGCAACCATCGAACCTCGGCTTGATTGCTTCGTGACACAGTTTGCGATGTGCCTTGCCAAGCCCTCATTGCCATCGTGAGTGAATGATTGATTGACGACTGCCTCATAGAATTTTTGTGTTGCCGGAACCATGCGCTCTGCCGAATTAGGGTAAGCCAAAACGGGCAAGCCCTCTTCATCGAGAACCATAAATGTTCGATTCCATCTCGCAGGATCAAAAACAATTTCTCTCAGATTGATTGTGTTGCTTCTTGCAGTTGAAACGATTGTTTCTTCAACTTCTGCTACTGGAACAAACCAGCCTTGCTCTGCATTGTCGGGTTTTTCCCATAATCCAATCATCGAGCAATGTGGCTTTTCGCCTCCCAAATACCAAGCAAGAAGAGCTGTTGAGTCATTAGAAAAGGAACCATCAAAAGCAAGAACGACATCTTCTCCCAAGATTGGCAGTCTGCCCTCTAAAGTCAAAGCCTCCCATGATCCCTGTGGAAGCCAAGCTGTTGTCGTGCTAACAAAAGTGTTGCATCTTTTCGTTCGAAACTCTGCTTCTGGTGTTCTAAGAACTGCCGATTGAAAGTCTCCGATGTCGACGATGTCGCCAAGGCCAGGATTAGCCTCGGCCCAAACCTCTTGTTCCCTGTGATTAGCATCCGCCGCAGTTGGTTCCCACCAAGCGAAGAAGAATGAAGGGTCTGTCTTTTCGCCCTTGACTAATTTTTGTCCGTATTGATAAAGCGAGTAGCAGAGTGAATCTTGGCCTGCCGAGTCGCTCTTAACGCCCGCAGTTGTAATACCAAAAAGTAAAGAATCCGCGCGAGCGCCACCTGCAAGGGATAGCGTATTCCATAAATCCCACGATGGTTGCGCGTGGACTTCGTCAAAGATAACAAGCGGTGAAGGGTTGAGTCCTTCTTTTGTGTAAGCCTCGGCAGAGAGGACACGATAAACGCTCGCCTTCTCTTTGAACTCTATTGCATCGCGGTAGAGAGTGAACATTGATGATAGTTCTTCATCCATCTCAATCATTCGCTTGGCAGTGCCGAAGACGATTCGTGCCTGATCTCTATCTGCTGCGCAAGAATAAATCTCAGAGCCATTTCCACCAAGAGTCAAACCTGCAAGCCCCATTGAAGCTGCAAGTGCGCTCTTGCCATTCTTCCGGCCCATTCCAATAATCGCTGTCCTATGGCGGAAGCGCCCATCTGATCTCCGAGCTAAGGAATGTCGCAGAAGTTCTTTCTGCCAATCTCTCAGAACAAGAAGTTTTCCGGCAGGAGAAGCGACGGAATCCTTTGTGACTCGGCAGATTGTTTCTGCGAAATTTGCGTAGATGTCGCCATCGCCTCGATCTTGCTCAGCTTTTGGAACTGGCGTGAGCCAGCGAGGTGGCCAACTGTTCTTGTTTTGTTTACTCTTTTTTGGCGGCATCGCGTTTTTGCAGTAGGTCTTGAATCTTACTTCTAGCCTGCACCTCTGCAACCCCCAATTTAGTTCTATCTGTCGGACTCATGCCTAACAAACTTAACAAAGTTTGAAGCTGCGCATCTAAACTTCGCAAAGCCACGCGATCTCTCCAATCGCCCGTTCCTTTGATAACAAGATAACGCAATTGTGAACGCTCATCCATAGATTCGCAAAGAAGCGTAACCATTTCCAAGTCAGATTTTGAGCTTATCCATGTTCTGCCTTGCTCCCAAATTCTTGTCCATAGTTTCAAGCCCTCAACTCCTAAAGGACGAGGTGGCTCAGGTGGCTCCATTGCCATCGGCAAAGCAATGACATTCTGAATTGCAGGCAATGCTCTTTTTCCAGGATTTCCAAGCCTGCGTTTTTCTTCTGTTGGTTTAGGAGGATTTGGCATTTCTTCTCTTTGTCAATTTTGGAGCCGCGTGATCGGACTTGAACCGTCAACTTCTGCAAGGAATGCAGACGAGTTTTCGTTTACTCCAACGCGGCTTGTGCCTCTATACATTGAGGCGTTCTTTTTTTGTATCTCAGAAAAGGGCAAGATTGGAACTGCTAATTTCTTTTCATATTCCTTGTCAAGAAAATAAATGTATTTCAATTGGAATCCTGGCAAACATTCTGCTCCAACAGATTTCAAAAAAGCGATAGAACTTCCTGTGCCTGTTTTTCCATATTGGCCTTTTTTGTTGTTAGGGCCTGCGGTTCCTGAAACAGATGGCGAGAAAATTAGATTGCAAACAACTTCCCCGTCTGGCATTCGCCACATGGAATTGTTTTTCTTTATACCAATCAACTTAAATCCCGAAGCGCGATAAATAGTTCCATCGCCACATTGAGTTCCGTCTGCATAACTTATGATCCACTTAATATGGGGCGCATTTTTTTTGAATAAGCGCATTGCAATTCCAATGGCTCGCGACTCGCTATTCTTTGGCAACTTTTCAGAGAAGGCCATCCGATTGAGTTCTAAGAATCCGTGCCAAGGAGTATCTTTGACAGTTCCAATTGACTTTGCTTTGTCGATGCTTGGGCCAAATTGCATAACGCCTTCAAGTCGCTCGTTATAGAAAACGCCCAAATGAACCTGTGAATTAGAAACGACTTTCCCTGAATAGTGCAATCTTTTGACAAAATTATTTGCCACAGTTGCATCAAGTTTTGCAACAACTAAATCCTTAGCCCCTGGCATTGAGCCATCCTTGCACAATATAGGAAAGAGCCACACCATTTTTGTTCTTATTGCCTGAGTCATATTCTTCAGCGCCATCGCCTAAAGCCATCTTGAGAGCAGTTCTGATTTGCTCTGCCTGATCTAAGGTGACAATGAAGGTCATCTGCGTAGCATCTTCGCGCTCGCCTTGCAAGAGATTATCAAAAGCCGAATCGACATCCTGTTGATCGACAATTCCTAATTTTTCCACGAGCTGCTCATAATCTTTGCGAGCCCAACCTGTGTCGTTTAGCAGGGCCTCGTCAATTTTTTGAATGTCTTGAATCATCTGAAGAAGCAACTCTTCATCATAACTTCCAAGTTCTGCCGTTCTATTATCGGCAAGGGCATAGGCTTGAGCAGTGACATCATCATCGCCAACAAAGGCAACGGCAATCTCTTTCCATCCTAGCTTTTTTGCGGCTTGCCAAGTGTGATTTCCGGCAATGATAGTTCCATCATCTCGGCGCGCAACAATTGGCTTCCTTTGCCCGAAGCGCGCCAAAGATGCAGCAACAGCATCAACATCACCCTTGCGCGGATTGCCCTCAAGGCCATGCAAAGAATCAATTGAAACTGCAAGAGATTTCAAACTTTCGATGATCATCTTTTCCCCTGTTTGTCTTTTTTCTAAAAAGTCTTAAACTGCGGAGA